CGACGAAGTGCGAGTGAATCCAGACACCGGACGCTCCGGTCACTGGGCCGGATCCTGCGAAGCTGCCACCGACCGCGTGAGCGTGAGAACCACCGCCCGCGTCGGTGAAACCTGAAACTGTAAAACCGTGAGTATGCACGAGCGCCACTTCAGCAGTGGGGTATTCGAAGAGCGGAGCCATCACCAGACCGCCTGGAGATGCGTCTGTACCGCCAGCTGCAGAAAACGAATGGCCGTGCGAGATGTCGACGCTATCGGTAGCTCCCGAAATCGAACCCGAAACATCCGCGCCCAGGACGGGAACCCACGGCTCCCCGTCGAGCTCCGGGTTCTGGATCCCGACGTTGGATCCCGTGATGTGGGAATGCGCCGGCAGAACCGCAGATCCGCCGATGGTGGCCGAACCACCCAGTGTGCCAGTGCCAGATCCCGAGATGGCCCCGGTAAATGACCACGGTGCTTCCATGTCATCAAACGCCGGGCCCGTCAGCTGGTCGCTGATGTTGTGCCGGTGCGTCAGATCTCCGGTGTAGATCACTTTCCAGGGATCACCGCCATCATCCTTGGCGTCACCCGAATCGATATCGACCGCATGGTGGTGCGTGAGAGTGCCGGCGGGAATCGAGGCGTGGATTGTCGGAGGTACAGCCGCATTGGGCATTCCCGTGTAGGCACTCCCGAACTTCGGATAAAGGCCGGACAGATTTGGCGTGGCCCAACTGTACGTTGATCCATCCGGCCTCGACCGTGTGACGGAGGAGCCATCACAAAGTGCATACCCCGCGGACTCTGGAGTCTCAGCACACATATGGATCGAGCGGTCGCGCGCGTTGATCTCCAGAAACACCAAGCCCGTCCATTTGAAAGTGCGATCGTAAGCCGCATCGTAGGCCAGCAGACCCGTGTCGAAGCTCCCGAGAGTGGCGCCGAGCAGAGCAATACCCACTCCCAGCGTGGTCGCCATCGTCCCGGCAAACCAGTGCCAGTGAGCTCCATCGGACTCGTACACGATCCGGTTGCGATCTGTTTCGATATATAGCGTGTGAGGATAGTCGGCAGGATTCAGCGCCACACGGCCCGAGTGGCTGCCCTCACGAATGACCTGTGTGGCCGCTACTGTGGCCGAAGCCACCGTGTCGAACTTCCGCTTCAGCTGCCGGAACCACACCTCCCACGGGACAGACTCCACCACCGTGTTCGCCGGTTGATCCGGAAAGAACGGACGGGTCACTGGAGCTTTGTCTAAGGTCAGTGGCATCTCGAGTCCTCAGTTAACGAGGAGCGGCACTCCGGAAGGGAGAGTGCCGCCCCTGCCATCCGCCCAGGTGAAAGGAGAAGGCCTGGACGAAACCCTTACAGAATCGCGGATGCAGTATGGAAATACTGACGATCCTCGATCATGGACTGCAGCGTCAGCCAGCAGTTCAAGGTAACCGTTGGCGTGTCGCTGGCGCTCACATCGGCATAGATGCCGAGATAACGCTTGCGAGGCCAGCCCGGAGGAATCGGGATGTACTCCAGATGGCCCAGAGCCAGATCGGTGTAATCGATCGTGCGCTGGAGAATGCTGTCCGCACTGGAGAGATCCGCGTTATCCGATTGCTGCAGGATGAACGTGTAGGTCTCAGTGCCGGACGTGTGATCGGCGGCCACCGCGACACTGATGGCAAAGCACATCGGCTCACCCGTTCCAATGTGGCGGGCCAGTGCCAGATCTTCCAGATCGATGATGCCCAACAGTGGCGTGTCGACGGTGATGGCTTGCGCGGTTGCGACTTGAAGCAGGATATCTTTCAACATGGTCGTTACTCCTTAGAGATTTGAGATTGGGTCTCCCCTCCACATCGGAGGGGAGTTCAGGCTGTTACCGACCACGTCTAGGTGACGACAGTCTCCGCGTTCAGCATGCAATCTAGACGGCGTACCGGCACATCGTCGAAGAACATGACGCGCTTGCCCGCCACGTTATCGAACGTCAAGCCGCCGCCTGAGGTCACATTTTCACGGACCTGTTTGCGAAGGAATCGGCCCACCGTGCGGTTCATGTAGATCACGTCACGGCCGTCTCCCAAGGGCAGGCATTCCAGCGCATGCTCCAGCAGTTCGATCAGATCCGCGGGAGTCGTGTTGCTGGTCAGGTTCGACACATCGATGTTGCAGATGCGAACCATGTGGCGCCAGTCCGGAGTGGCCAGACCGATGTCCCAGGTCCACTGATCGACCAAAGCCTTCATCAGCGCGCCCGTGACGCCGTTAGCGTTCTGGACCATCTGTTCGCCCAGGTCGAAATGCTTGACGCCGGCCGAGGATCCCTTCGGGAAGAACCCGTGAACACCATCGCCCCATCGGATGACGAGGATCGACGCGTTGTCACCGCCGGTTCCGCCGGCATTGATCACGTTCTGGGAATTGCCAGCCGTCAGCGAAGACATGCGCGGCATAAAGCCGGTGAATTCACTGGGCGACACTCCCGCGTTTCCGTAGATCAGGGTGGAGGCCATCTCCTGATTCATGCCTTCCAGCTGCATGCGTCCCTTCTGCATGCTGAACTGGGCCTTGTTGCCACCGAAGTTGGCCAGCTTGGCATCGATGATGGTCCAGGCTTCGAGCATCGCGGCCTGCTCATCAATCTGGGCCGTGGTTCCCTTGCCGGGAATCACACCCTGATTGTACGAACGCCAGTAAGCGGGAGGCAAAGACGTCTCGACCGTCGAACGATGGCCGCCGGGCAGGTTGCCCTCGATCGCCACCATGTCTTCGAGAATCGGATTGCTGGCCTTGAGAAGCTCGACGAATCGAGCGGTGCTGCCATTGGGATCCAGGGTTTTGGCCTGGTCCAGCAGCGTCGGATAAGCAGAATTCAATACTGTCATGAGGGGACTCCTTAGACTCGGTTAGGAAAGAAGATCGCCTCGTCAGACTTCGGTGTGCCCTCGCCACCCCCTCCGGCAGGAGGAGCACCACCCAGACCCTTGTCTTCTTTCATGATTTGTGCCAGTGCCGCGAATGCCGCAACCAGTGGCGGATACGCCGAGATCGCCGCATAAGCGGGACTCTCGCGCAACTCCTTACCAAAGGGCGTGGATTCGGGCAGAACTCGGTCCAGTACGGTCTTGACGGCAATGCTGGTCTCGGCATACTTGGCGCCGCCCAGAGTCTGGTCGGCCTTCAGTTGTTCCTGCCAGAGCGCAATATTGGCGTCGGTCACTTCTTTGGCCCGCACTTCCGCAGCCTCGTAGGCCGCATGGCGCTGGTCGAGAAGCAGGACAGCCTGATCGTTGGGCAGATTCTTCTCCTTCGCAAAGGCAAGGATCTGGTCCACGTCGGCCTGGATCGCCCGAGAACCCTCGGGAATCTTCAGGTCATAAACAATCGGTGCTGCCGGTGGAGTCCCCGATGGCGGCGCCGCCGGCGGTGTTCCCGCGGGAGGCGTCACTGGAGGAGTTACTACCGGAGGCGTCTCTACGGGAGGCGCCGCGGGCGGTGGTGTGATCGTGCTCATAGAATTCCTTTCATGAATTGTCTTCAGCCTCGGATTTCTCCTTGGCTGTCCTTTGGGCTGCTTTGTGCTCCAGCTTCTGGCGTTTCTCGTCCTGCTGGGCCTCGGTCATCATCTGGAACAGACGCTGAGGATCGGCCTCCGCGATCTTTGCCATGATGAAGTGGCCCACGTCCTGCTTGCCGGCGTTGACGAAGGTCATGTTCGCCTCCGGATCCACGACAGAATTAAACGTTTTGCAGTAGACCAGAACCTCCCATAGTGCTTTGCGGCATGCTGCAAGGGCGGCAGACTCACGCCAGGCCGCAAGAGAAACCTCGGAATGTCGTTCGGACACATCCCGCTTGGCTTCAACTCGGTTCCGGTCTGCTGCGTTGTCACCGTTATCCCTGCCGCTCACAGTCCCTCCTTAGCTCGTGCAACGAATGAACGCGAATGGTCCCTTGGCCGCCGTGAATGTCGTGGGTGGCGCAATGAACCGCGGAATGGTTCCGAATACCGACGTCAACTCTGAGGCCGTGACGTCGACGAACGTGGACGTCGCCATCTTCTGCAGGTGCCCGGTGACCGCATCTCCCTGGAAGGAAACGTAATACCGCCCAGCGGGAAGATCGACGGGAACCAGAAGACTCAACTCCTGGATGGTGCTGGCCGTTCCCAAGGTCGTACCCGCGACCAGCGAATTGCCGAGCAACTCACCCTTGCTATCCCGAAGGATCGCGATGACCTTGGTGGTTCCACCCGTGGTTCCGACCAGATAGCCAATCGCAGTGGCATGGCAGACAGTCTGAACGTAGACGTCGGTGATCGGTTCCAGCGTCACCGAGAACGCTGCCGACGCCCCATTTGCGGTGTAAGGGAATGCCAAGGGCACGTTGGTGTAAGCGTACTTGCCGGTATGAAGCGAGAGATCCGCCAGGGTGTAGGCGATCGTCCCGGACGTGAACGCCGAGGGGAACCAGCGGAACCAGACATCCCGCTGCTGAACACCGGTCTTGACCTGCACGTTGGCCGTGTAATTGGGGCCGACCACGCGCCAGGTCACCTGGCCGTCTACGCTCATCTGGATCTGGTTGGTGGCCACCCACGTCCCGGTGATGGACATCACCAGCTGATTGCCCGCCTTCACAAAGCAGGCGGTTGTGCCCACGCCGGCCGCTGTCTTGGAACTCGACACCGAGCAGGTCTGCGCGTAAGCGGTTTGGCCCAGTCCTGCCAGCAAAGGCAAGCCGAGCAACAGATACAGGAGAAACTTATACAGGAGAAACTTATTCTTGAGTTTGATCATTGGATACCTCGAATGCCCGTGACCAGTTGCGCCAGAGCATTGTCTCCAGTGGTTGGGGATTGGCTGAGATCCTTGGCGGATCCCGCATACTTCGCCGCGACATCCGCGGCGTGCTGCTGTTGGAGCATCTGTTGCTCCTGAGCAATGCTCTGGGCGGCGACATCGGGATCGACCAGAATCTTGGGATTGATGTCGAGGATATCGCCAATCTCCTCAATGGCAGCACCGATATCCACGTAGTGCCGTGCATCGGGGAACACCGGCGCCGCGTTCACCACGGTCGTCAGCAGGCGGTCGACGCCGACAATGCCACTGAGGCGCTGGGCGGTGGCCATAATCGAGGTGTACTCGACCTTGAGCGAGACGCCATGGAGCTCAGGAGGCGCATCGGGAATGAATCCCCGTCGATCCATGATCGCGAACGTGCGATCGACAAGTGGATCGAACCCTTCATCGTTGAACCGCTCGTAAGTGGGCCCGAGGATCAGAGACCGCTCCTGCGCGCGCTGTTCCACCTCAGTGGCCGTCATCTCACCGCGTTCTGTGGAAAGCATCGAGAGGAAGAAGTTCACGAGGAACCCATCCTTGATCTGGTCGCGGTCCTGCTGATTCCACAACTCGAGTTTGTCCAGCGCCACGTTGACCTCGTGCAGAGGCCGAATACCCTGACGGCCGGGACCGTCCGCAGTGTACGTGATGTTGCCGGGCAGCATTGAGATGGACGACTGTTTCAATTCGACGGGAGCCTGGAGTGCTGGCGAAACCATCTTCGCCAGGGCCTTGCCTCCCTCTTTTTTCGCTTGCTGCAGGCCCTTGATGGCGCCGAGTGTCGACATGCCCGGACAGTCCGTGCCATAGGTGTCCTCACCGGTAACGTCCCACCGCGGCGCGATGATCGGGAACTCATCAAAGCCCTGCTCTCGAAGGAACTTTCCTTCGTTGCACCCTTGCTCATACCAACAGGACGCGAACTTCTTGTACTTCCCGGAGAGCATGCGCGGGTTGTAATCCATGTTCGGCGTCACCATCCAATCGACCGGCACATTGGTACCGTACTGCCCTCGATCCCAGAGTGTCTTGACCGTCTGTGACAGGTTCCTCCAGTCGATATCGTTGGTTCCCGGAATCACACCGAACTTCTCGACCAGCTGAAACACCGTCATCGGGTATTCCCGATAGAACGTGTTCACCAGGCCGCGCTCATTCAATGCCATGGCAAAGGATCCGATCGGATAGGAATAGGCGCGGAGTACCGACTCCTCATCTTCGAGAATGCCCACGGCCGCTGATGCAAACAATCCCGCGTCCCCATACATCATGGGCATCACGTTGTAGATGTTCGACTTGGCGAACACCGCCAGCATTCTACGCGTGACCTCGTGCAACCAGCTTTTGACAGGACCGTACTTGGCCATATCCTGATCGAGGATCGTCAGCTTCATCCAGGGCCGCGCCGGAGACGTCATGCCGGCATGCATTCCTGCTTTCAGAGTTCGCAGTGACAGAGTGGCGGTGGTATCGATGATGTTCTGGTTCCGGCGGTCACCCTTGTTTTTGTCATCCACGAACCAGCGAGTGCGCCGCGGCGAGACCATCTTGGCCAGTTCCGACCAGTGAACTCGGAACGTCGAGCGGTCGTTGAGCATCTCGGCCTGCATGATGCCGTACTTCTCACGTTTGGTGAGTCCCGTGGTCTTATCCGCGACGTCCCGGTATGAAGCCAGTTTCACTTAGAGCCCCAGCAGAGTCTTAGTCTGCACGTTGGATTGAGAAATCGATCCGAGCCCGGATGGACTCGTCATGATCGTGGAATTACGGCCTGTCTTAACACCAGGCCCCTTGGTTCCTGCGGTGAGATCCGGCGCCGCCACTGTCGTGGGAGGCTTTGGCACAGTGGGAGCCGCAGGAGGGGTGGTCGCTGGTGGCTTCGGGACACCCCCTGCCAGTAGCTTGTTGAGCAGCAGCCCGGCGCCCACGCCAGCCGCCACCACTCCGACGTCTCGAATGAGCGGATGTTTCCCTGGCGCATTCGCTTTAGCACCACCGAAGACCACTGCCACAGTCTGGCTCACAGATCGAGGCGCTTTCCTTGCGTGATATCCAGATCCACGTATCCCATCAGATGCAGGATCGCGTGCAACGCCGGGTGAGCCAGCTTGGAATGGTGTGTCACTATCTGGACACCCTCCTCACGCAGCGCGATCTCGGTGTGCTTGATCAGCCGGTAAGCATTTCGGAAGTTTCGGAAAGACGGATGCACGAAGAGCACATCTTGGTGGGCCTGCAGGCTGCTGCGGTAGTGCAGGTTATATGCCATGCAGAAGACGGCATAGCCAATCAGCAGGCCGTCTTGACGAGCAGTGTAAATCCGAAGAAGCCCCTCCCCATCCATCTCCAAGTAGCGTTCGATGTTGGGATCGAGAGGAATGTCTTGGAATGCGGAGATCTCTTCGAAATGCTGGACCAATAGAGGCTTGGCCTCTTCGAAGAACGATGCGAATGGCTCCCGTGCAAATTTGGTCTGAATACGTGTCTTTTCCGCAACAGGCATGCGCGGAACTTGACACAAGAGTTTTCCACAGTCAAGGGATTGTGTGATTTATTTTTGACACTACCCGGCGTTGGGGTCGAAATCGTGTTTAGCCACAGAGCTCTGGCCCAATTCTCCAGGATACTGTTCCATCGGAGCATCAGGCAGAAAGAACGTGTTGTTCAATGCGTCGTCATAGTCCGGCGAATACCCGAGCCTGGCTTTCACCAGCCCCTTGTCTTCCAACACCAGCTTGCCCCCGAGAATCGTGTAAGTACGGGCAGTCAGTTCGGTCACGAGCTCTGGGATGTTGGGCAGCTTGCCACCCTTCTTGACCCAGTCCGCCTTGCGGAATGCCATCTCGGTGGTGACGTTCTTGAACCGATGATCGGTCGCCGGCGCATGGTAGGTGATCGGAAAGGCAGTGTACCCGCCGTTGTTCAGGATATCGAACACACCATGACCCCAGTGACCCGTGTCGTCGATGAAGATCGGAACCAGAGATCGATGGCCGCCACCCCACTTCGCCACTGCCCCCGCCACCCGGGCCGCAATCGCCACTGTATCGGCATTTCGCATCGGCACTGGGCGTGGAGGACAGTAGAGACCCTGCCGCGGGAAGATCACCGTGCGATCGTCACCGAATCGCGCCACGTCCACACCGAGCCGCTTCTCTGCCCATTCGTAGAGATGCGGTTCAATCACGCGATCGATAGCCGCCTGAACGTCCTCAATGCCGAGTAGGGCGTTGATCGAAGCATCCGGGAACTGCCCAAGGATTGTGGCCTTGATCCAGGGATTGTCCCGGCCGTAGGTTTCAATCTGGAGTTTCGCGTTGGCCAGGTTGACGCGCGGTGATCGCATCGGATCGTTGGGATCTCCCGTAACTCGGATGATGTACCAGTGTTTCCGCGCATGGCTGGCCGCATGGTAGAGACAGCCTTCCAGTGATGTGGGATTGCCGCCCATGAGAATCTTCGCCCACTCAAACGACGTGGAAAAGATCTGCTCTGCCGAACGCAGGATCGGCACGGGAATGTCGCCAGCCTCATCCATCACCACCAGCACGAATGGCGCATGGAGCCCCGACAGCGTGCGGCCCTGGGCCTCCTTGTCAGCCTTCTTGGACCACGTCCGTGCCTCCATGAAGTACGTCTCGGGGTGGTCGACGTTGTAGAACCGTTCCTTGCCCCAGACGAATTTGCGCTTCAGATACTCTGATCTGTTCTGCCAGTTCGCCAGTTCCGGCCACAGGTTGGCACGCAGGTTGTCCTGGGTGATCGAGACGCACAGGCCCTTCGGGTGTTCGTTCTTGCGGGCATAGCAGGCCATGAAGTTCAGGACCATGATGGCCATCACCGCAGTCTTACCCGGGCCGGTGCAGGCCTGCAGACTCAGCCGCATCTTGTCGGCGTCCTGCGATGGGAACACGCGCAGGGCCTCCTCCTGCCACTTGTCGGGAGTAAATTTCAGTTCTTCGTAGGCAAACGAGAGGGGATTCTCACGCCAATTGCAGATGATCTCAGCAGCGGTCATGATGGAACAAAGTGAACCACACTTCCACAGTAGACGCAGAATCCGAAAGGATTAGACTCCAGCTGCTTGGCGAGGATGACAGTGACTTCATCAAACCACTTACGGACCTCCGGCGTCTCGAGCTCAGGCTCAACGCACTTCAAAGTAAAAACTGGAACATCAAGCCGCACGCATTCGGTATGGCACACCGGACACTTCACGATTTCTTCACCTGATTGGTGCGCCATGACTTCTCGACGACCTCCTCAGTGGTCAGGTCCACACCCACACTCAGCTTGTCGGTGAGCATCTTCAGATGCCGGGCGAGTGTCTCATTGGTGCGTGCCTTGTCCATGACCTTGATCTCTTTGAGATACCCAATCAGCACGCGCTTCTTGACCTTGGGAGATTTGGGATTCTTGGGATCCATCGGTTCCTCGACGTCCTCAAAGAGCTCCTCCACCTTAAGGCTGGAGATCAGCCGGCGCAGTCCCACGGGAATGTCGGATAGCTGCTTCATCGCGCCGTCCTCGTTGAACGCGTCGAGCAGATCAGCCTGGCGATGTTCGATCAGTTCACGCAGCACGAATTCCTTGGCGTGCTGCTCCCGGGCATTCATCGCCTTGGTGAATTGCTCCTGCCGCTTCTCGTCGGACTGGATCCAGGCCAAGACCGTACCGTAGTGAATATCGTGCATCTGGCAGAACGTCACCAGGTTGCCCGCACTGGCGATGTGCATGCAGATGATTTCCAGAGCATTGTTCAGTTCGGTGAAAGACTTCGAACGCTCCTTGCGCGCGCGGCGTTTGGGCATGCCGGCCATTTATGCACCTCCAAAAAGAGGGAGCCTTGGCCTCGCGCTCCCGCTCCCGTTACTCGAAGTTATTGGCGATATCGTTGATCAGTCCGGCCAGCTGCGCGGACTGGGCCTTAAACAGTTCCTTGTCCTTGGGAGACTTGCCAGCTAACGTCAACGACGCCAGCACCACTTGGGCGATCTGAGGAGCAGCAGCCACCGCAGCTTGTGGTCCCGTCATGCCCGGCACCGACAGTTTCACTGCTTCGATGTTGGCCACGATCCCGATCATGGAATCGATACCACCACCCACCTTGCTCAAGACGGGAGCCGCCTTCGGATCGATTGCAGCGATCAGTGGCGCCGCCATCGCGAACAGTGGATTGACTTGAGCCAGCGCCTTATCGAAGCCCATCAGAACTTCCGCGAACTTTGACATAAAACTCATAGTTTCCTTTCAGTTGGTGCGGGATCCGTTTCCCGCGGACGATCACACCTCAATGCCTCGCGTACACATCGAGTTCACAGCCAATTCCAGAGTTCCCACCTTGCAATGGTCCTCATGCAGCATGCGGTACCGCTCCGACACCACAGCACTACTACCACATTCACGGCACCATTGAACACCACCACGAACCGTCTGCGAACTATCGAGCAGAACCCTGTAGAGCCTGACGCTTAGTTGCTCAGAAAGCAATGCCCGGCGATGCATCTTTTCGACGCGACGACGATCAATCTGGCTGTTGTGCTTCATTCTAAGCTCGAGATCCTCAAATTCCCTTTTCCAGTTCATTCGAACCTTTTTCTTCACAAATCCTCCACGCGCACGCGTTGTGCGCGATAGATCATCTCATTCATTGTGGTGAACGGAGGCAGTTCCTCCAGCGCACTACACATGATATCGATCAGATCCTCAGTGGGCGTCCTCCGCACAAACATCGTGCTGAGAAAATGCTCCCGCGGAATCGATATGTTCGTGAGATAACGCCCGGCAATTCCGCCGGCAGGACAGGCGAATCGATGGAACTCGCTACCGCACAAACGGCAGACATGTCCTTCGGGAATGTGTCGTCTCCAGCGCACTGGCGGTAATGGTGGTAAGTCTCGGTAATGCATCACTTTCCATGCCTCCGTAGTTCGACCATGAAGTTAATCAGAGCGATCTCGATGAGGCTGAGATCCTCGAGATGTGCGGCCTTGGCCAGGATGACGCTGAGGGCCTCCCGCGGTTCAGTCCGCATGATGACGTGGCCATCGGGTTGTTCTTCGAGCACGACGGTGATGGTTTTCACGGCCGCATCCTGTCCAAAACGGCCCCATCGAGCACCGCTTGACGACTTCTGGCCTGTACGACCCGGAGACAGGCCTTCCAGTTCCCGAACGTCCTCACAGCCGTGTCGAAGTCCGAAAGCGCCGTGTTGGCCTGCTGGAACGAAGCCACGGCAACCTGTAGTGCCCGGTTCTGAGCTGGATCGACACCGGTTCCCGGTTTAAGCCCCTTCAGGTAGGCGTCGAACGCCACGATGTTGGCGTGGACGTTTCCCAGTTGGGAGCGTTCCATCAGGGCTTGGTCCGCTACCGGCTGGGACGAATTCGATTTTACCCGGTGAAGGCACCCAGCCGCTAAGATCAACGGCACGAGAGCGCATAGGACGAATGGCCCCAAGCAGCTGTTTGGCCAGATCGAGTAACGCGATATTTTCATGAGAGTCTCCGAGAGTGAAGAGTGTGATTTCGGCACGAGGATTGTCGGCGTCGAGCAGGTCTCCCAGCACGAGCTTGTTACGAATCCATCGATCGTTGAGCACGACGCCGGCGGTTTGCAGGCAGTCGTAAATGATTTCGACATCGGCGTCCCGGCGCCAGTCCCGGTGGTAGATGCGGATGATGCAGCCGAGAAGCCCTGCCTTGTTGCCCAGGTACTTGCAGTGGAATTCCTTGGCCAGCTTGTAGAAGAAATCCCGCTTGTAGACCTTCACTTCGTCGTTGTCGAAGCGTTGACCGCGGCGGTTCATGCCGTTGGAATTTTTCAAGCTGGGAACATCGCCGGGCATGGTGAAGTTGAGGATCATCGTTTAAACCTCGCTGCGAATTTGGGACAGGCGCTGTGTGTGGGACTGCCACACCGGACGGGCTGACCGAAGTTCTCACACGTCCAGGCATGGGCCTCGTTGCAGTCGGAGCAGAAATGTGTGGGGTGTGCCTCATGGTCGGGATGCTCGATGGCAGGAGCCTTGGTCTGATCCTTACGGCCGTTCCCATTCCCGTTGCCATTGAACTGCGGCGCCCGCCGGATCCAGTTCCGCCAGGTGGCGATCCAGTCCGCCTTCGGTTCCCCGTTGGCCTTGAAGTGGTCGATCATGCGGGCGGTCTCGAGATCCAGATCGACGTGCAGGTCCTGGCTGGCTGCCCATTCCCGCATGACCGCCGTGACTTTGAAATCCTCCGGTATCTGCCGGGCCCGCTTCTTGCCGACCTCGGGCTGGTGATCCACCATCAGCGTCACGGGTGGAGCATCGTCCCCGTAAAGCATTTTCTGGAGATCTGTCGGTCCCGCAAACGGGATGTCGGGACCGAATCCCGTAAAGTCCTCAGGCCGGATGAGCGCGAGTGGTTCCCCCGGATCCCCCTCCCTCTCCCCTTCTGTTCCTGTTCTGTTCCTGTTCCTGTTCGGAGTGCCAACTGCGGATACCCTATCCAATACCGTATCGGACACGTATTGCTTAACTTTTGGATACCGAATCAGGAAGTCGGTGATGATACTGGAGTTATGGAGTGTTGAGAGTTGGTTGGCCGCACTGCGGAGGTTCTTTTCGCCTCGACCTTGGTAGGAGAGCATGTTCACCACCCACACGACCTCGTTTTCCCGGTCGAAACTACCGATTCCTAGCTTGGATAGGATATCGTATAGGGTATCCAGCGTAGGGCCATCCAGCCCCGTGTCGTGGATAGCGTATGCCCGTGGGAGTACGTAGATTCCCGAGACGTGACTGTGTGGATTCGTGATCAGGTAAAGCAGTGCCAGCTTTCCAGATGGATTCAAACTGCGGACCTTGGGATCGGTCCAGAATGAAGCGTCGAGCGTTCGGTACACTAATACATCCTCCATCCGATATGTGCCTGTTGGGTCTCCCCGCGGGAGTCATTGAGATCCCCCGCCGGATCCGGCTTGACGTCCTGGCTGGCCACCGGTTTCCATGTTGGTCCGTTGGCGTGGTAGCGCAGGTGGGCGAGACGTTCAAACAGGTTGAGCTCAGACAGGTCCACTGGGCAGGACGGGCAATAGTAGGAAGTGCGTTTCATGACCGCACCCGAAATGCCACCAGCACCAGGCAGATGGCCGCCAGCACCCAGATCACCGCCCAGATGGCGAGGATCGCGAACTGTCGCGCCTCGGTGGTGGAACGGCCGGCGTAGTCGTCGACGTCTCCCGAGTGGCGGAAGTTCAAGTCACGAAGTTTTGGTTTCATAACGTAGCCGATTCCTTTCCTTCTTGCTGAGTTTCTTCGGCGTCACCCGCACGATCGACTTGTTCGGACCGGTGGCGTACAGGACTCCATCGCGCATCGCGGTGGTGGCGCCGGAATCGGTCGGCCGGTAGATCCGCACGGCACGCGCCGGTAACCGCTTCCATGCAGCCAGTGGTTCCTTGGGGCCAGAGGGTTTGATGCGGGATGGGTTTTTCACCGTCTCACCAGCACACGCCAGCCCAGCGCCCACGCCATCTTCTCGACGATGGCCAGGTTCGGAACAAACTCTCCGCTGAACACGCGGTACACGGTTTGGAAATTAAGGCCGGACTCCTCAGCCAGCTTCATTGCGTTCCAGTCGCGCTTTTCCATTTCGTCTTTAATTGATTGAATTGTCGGTGACAGCTTTGCCATAGGTCGCCACTCTGGCAGAAAAGAATTCTCACGTCAATGTGAATTTTAGTGTTGCAATGCCTGCTCCCTTATGCGAGAGTACGAATCGTCCGCAAACAAAGGAGACTCACAGATGAACAAACACGACAAACGGATCCAGGACAACCTGGCTCGACACAACACACGGATGGAGGAATTGATCGCTGATGGGATTAACAGGGATGCGGCGTCGATGGTGGCGTTCTGCGAAATCACGCATAAAGTAGGAGTGCCGCAGCAACTCAGCATCAGAGAATCGAACGCAATCACCACGGCATTCCCGCCCTACAGCAAGCGACTCCCGACCGATAGCGACGACCTCTGCGAGAACGATAGCTTGCCTCTTCAAGGCATGCGCTTCACCTGCACGCGCAACGCCCACGCAGACAATATCCACGTCGGTCACGGAACCCACGGTGCGATGGCAGTCTGGATTGGAGGTGTAAAGTGAACCCAAACCTTCCCATGTCCCAACAGGACAACGAATTTCCCCTGATCGAAGACTGGATCGACTCCCACTGCATTGAGTGCGGCAAGCGGTGCAACATGGTGACCGCCGAGATCATCGATGACGAGGACGGCAAGCACCTGATCTGCGGTGGGTGCTCCGTATCGGTGATGCAGGACGAGCCGCTGTGGGTCATCAGCATTGATCTGGGCGCTGACCACAACAACACGATGCGCGTCACGGACCCTTACGACAACATTCTGGGATTGGTGGCCGGGAACCCGAAACTGCTGTCTGCTGAGTACGCAGAATAGGAGGCCGATGATGATTATCGAAGACATTCCCATCCAAGAGAAGCAACTCATCGCGCTTTTGACCCCACCGAGCGAGGAAGGACAGTGTGAGGACAGGCGTGACGGCTGGATCTGCACGCGCACCAAAGACCATGACGGTGCCCACGTTGCCCACGGTGCCGCTACCGACCCATTGGCCTACTGGACGGAGTCCTGATGCCAGCCGTAGTTGCCCCCGACGAAGCATTCATGGCCGGATGGAGCGCGTCAGCCCACGGGCGTTCCGTCACGACCTGCCATTACAAGGATTCGCTCCTGTTCTACATCTGGGAGCGCGGATGGAAGACCCATCGAGAACTGACCCTGAAATCACGCACCGAACTGACAAAAGAAAAGGAGTCCCATGAGAAAGATCACCGCTGAAGAACGAATCAAGCAGGCCGTGCTGGACATGGAGGAGGAACAACAGAACGCGCTCTACATCTGGTTCACCGCCGTCCGCGACGTGGCGAAGGAAACCCGCAAGCGTGCGATGAAGGCCTACAAAGACGCCGCAGATCTTTCAAATATTGATCCGCAGCATTTCGTATGAAACCGCGACAACCCATCTGGCTCGACGTGCTGTCGCTGACACTGGCTTTGCTTATTGTCTCGACTGTAGCCGTCCTGCAGCACCGCAAGATCAACGCCCAGCAAGCCTTCATCGATGATCTCTGGAAGACGTCCGGAGATCTGTTTGACAATCAGAAGAAGCAACAATCCGACAACGACACGCTCGTGCAGGATCTGGAGATCTGCACCCGTGAATTGCAGAAAGCGAAAGGAGTCCACCTTGTCCACTGAACTTGTGATCCAAGAGAACCGCAACCTCACCGCGCCCGAGATCCAGGCGCAGGTCCAACTCATCCAGCAGGTGATGCAGGCCGTCATGAAGGACGGTATCCATTACGGCACGATCCCCGGATGTGGCGATAAGCCTGCACTGCTGAAACCCGGCGCCGAGAAGATTGCCAGCACGTTCCGCTTCGCGATCGACCCTCAGGTTGAAGATCTGTCGAAGAACGGCATCTGCCGCTACCGCGTGCGGGCGCTGGTCACCCACCAAGTCAGCCAGATCTACCTCGGTGCTGGCGTGGGCGAGGCCTCTGGCGGCGAAACGAAGTATATGTGGCGTGCCGCGGAGTGTCAGGAAGAGTACGACGCCACTCCCGCAGACGAGCGCCGGCTGAAGTGGAAGAAGTGGAAGGATAAGGCCGCCGTCGCCACGATGCAGGTCCGCATGAATCAGTCCGACATTGCCAACACGGTCCTGAAGATGGCCAAGAAGCGGGCGCTGGTCGATGCGGTGCTGACCATCACGGGTGCCAGTGATTGCTTCAGTCAAGACCTCGACGACATGGACGACACCACCCGCGAGGCCGTCACCGAAGGCGAACAGCGCAAGGCGGATGACAAGAAGAAGCAGGACGCCGTGACCGAGTTCATCAGCCACGCACAGGCCTCGCGATGCTACTCCATAGCGATGGCCAACGGATTCACTGTCGACACCTACCGGGCCGCGCTGAAAGCAGCGGGCTACGACGACGACCGCAAGATCCCGAAGGAGCCGAAGACGATTTATGACGGCATTGTGGCCGGATTCCAGAAGGCGGGCGGGAAGTGAGCAAAGACCCAGGCCCCGACATCACGCAGTGGCCTCGCGTCACCAAGGTGCTGGAGCTCACCGGGATCTCCGACTTCTCGAAGATCCGCAATGCCGAGTTCTACCTGCAGCGTGGCGGCGACATTCACATGATCTGCGAGTCCATCGATAAGGGAGAGCCTGACTACTGGTCGGGTTCCGACCTCGATGGATATGCGAAAGCTTGGATTGCATTCAAGGCCGAGACTCTCTTCGTCCCAGATCTGATCGAGCACCCGGTGTATCACGACCTGCGTCGGTACAAGGGAACCTTGGATCGCACTGGGAAATTCCCGACTGCCAAGAAAGTCCTCATTGATATCAAGTCTGGTATTTGCGCCGAATGGGTTGCACTTCAAACGGCAGCCTATGCTTCATGTTTGCCCGACCCCGAGACCTATAAGCGCATCGGCGTCTCACTCTCAGGTAACGGCAAATTCAAAATTACCGAGTTCAACAACTACCGGCAGGATTCAAATACGTTCTTTTCCCTCGTGGCCACCGTGTACGGCCGCGAACTTTACGGTAAAGCGTCCGACTTTTAAAAGGAGATCACACCATGTCCACAACGGAAACAACTCTGACCGAGCCCGCAATTGAAGCCAAGGTTAACGCGATCATCACCCAGGCGCGAGGAATGACCATTGCCAGCGCCGATGACTACGTGGCCATTTGCCAACATGTCCTCGACTGGAAAGCCACCATGAAGGAGATCGACGCCACCTTTGATCCGATCATCAAAAAAGCATTCGAGACGAAGACGTCAGCCCTCGAATCCCACCGGCAGGCACTTGCCAGCAAAGCGCGTCATGCCGACCCGCTGGCGCAGGCAGTCGGTATTGCTGGCCAGCTTGTGACCAAGTGGAACGTGGAGCAGGCACGACTTGCTGAAGTCGAACGACTCCAGGCCCAGAAGATCGAGGATGACAAGCAGCGGGAGCTTCAGTTGGCCACCGTCAAAGAACTGAAGAAGTCCGGCGAGACCGGAATGGCCGAACAGGTTCGTCAGGAACCCGCATGGACCGCACCGCCCGTCATCCACAACACGACAAGCTACGCGCCCAAGGTGGCAGGAGTAAGCAAACCGAAGGACAATTTCGGTTACGCCATTAAGACCCCGGGGGACATGCTTCTGTTAATCAAGGCCGTGGCCGATGGAGTAGCGCCACCGCAGGCACTCACCATGAACGCGAACGACCCGACCGCAATTAAAGCGCTGGCGTCTCTCGTGGTGAAAGGGAAAGTATCGGCGGGAGCCTTCACGCACAACCCGGTATTCCTTGGTCAACAGGCACGGTCACTAAAGACCGCCCTGAACTATCCCGGCGTGACGGTCACCAACAACCAGACGACGACGTTCAGGACGTAACCGTGCCTGTATACGTTGACAACATGCGTGCCGGTTTTGGGCGGATGGTAATGTGCCACATGAAGGCAAACACCACCGCTGAGCTTCTGGAGATGGCAGACCGAATCGGAGTAGCCCGCAAATGGATTCAGGATAAGGGCGGACGCTGGGAACACTTCGATATCTGTCTTTCAAAGAAAAAACTTGCAATCAGCTTTGGCGCAATTGAAGTAACTTCGCGCGAACTCGTGAGGTTATTTCCATCCATTCCGAAGCTGTAGATTTTCCCCAATTTTGGGGAGATGCCGCCCGTCATCACGGGCAACTGTGTGAATCTCAGCCGGCGGGTTTTTAGTCGTACCCGCCGGCCCTTTTTGGAGGAGCCATGAATGAGCAGCGATTATGTAAGGGATGCAATAAACCAATGCCTTACACGCGCCCCTCGAATCTAAAGAGAGGGCGAGGCAAGTACTGCTCTCGACATTGTGCGCGCTGGAGCGGAGGCCGGAAAGTTAACGGACCCGGCGGATATGTCCAAGTCTTCTCGCCAGAGCACCCGAGAGCCATAAAAGGATACGTCTACGAGCACATTCTGATAGCCGAGAAAGCTCTCGGTAAATTCATCGAGGAGCCTCACGAGATTCACCACTTCAATGAAGAAAAGGGCGACAACAAAAATAGCAATTTAGTGGTCTGCGAAGACAGGGCGTATCACTTTCTAATACATGCCCGTCAACGGATCGGAAAGAGAGGAGGAGACCCCAATAAAGTCAAGATTTGTTCCGACTGCAAAGCGCTGATCGATAGAACGAACTTCCACAATAACAGTCGCTCATACGATGGTCTGAACTGGCAGTGCAAGCCGTGCACCCTTGCCAGACAAGCAGCATCCAGAGCGAGAAAGGTCGCATAGATGAATGAACGAGTCACGCTAGTTAGTATTTGCAATGGAGCCAGCCTCGAATTATTCGAACACGAGCAATCCCGAGTGCTGGCCAACATCGCGGACCTGAACACCAACGCCAAGACCCCTCGCGTCATCAACATCCAGGTCACCTATAAACCCGCAGAGTCCCGCGAGTCCAGCGAGATCACCCTGCAGGTGACCAGCAAACTCGCCGGCATCAAGGCGGTTCGCAAGGAAGTGTATCTGGGCAGGCAGGACGGCCAGCATGTGGCCATGCAGTTTAACCCCCGTCAGGCCGGATTGAATTTCGACCCGACACCAACCGCTGAAGATCTGCGAAGAGCAGAACAGCAGATAAAGGACGCCAACCTTGATCGATAAATCGTTCGTTGAAAAGATCGTCGAGATCGCCGCCACCAAGGCCGTGATGATCGATGGCACGGAGTTCGCCAGCCGTCCGGTATTCAATCCCCCTATCATCGCGGAGGAACGCCCCGACACCATTCAGGTGTCCAGCCTGTCGGCCGTCCGCGACTTCTGCAATGCGTTTGTGAATCCGGACGGTACGCACGTCCTCCACATCGTCGACGAGCGCACCGTGATGCTGCTTGGGCCGATTCTTCCCATTAGCAAGAAACGGGAGCACCGCCTCACCGCCCGGGTTCCCAACAAGGCTTTCGGTTTCGGACATTTCATCGAGCACGATCAATTCATGATCGAACTGATGAGCATGTTCGATCCCCACTACGGAGACGTCGCAGAGATCCTCCGCATGATGGGAACCGTGAAGAGCGAAGGCGTGCGGACGTCCATCGATGACGGAGTCAGTCAGAAGGTCACGGCCAGTTCCGGCGTGACGCTGGTGCAGGAACTGGTGGTTAAGAATCCGGTTACCCTGCAGCCTTACCGCACGTTCCTCGACGTCACCCAGCCGCCATCCAAATTCATCCTCAGGCTGGAGGCTGAAGAAGGAGAACTTCCCAGCGCCGCACTGTTCGAAGGCGACGGTGGACGGTGGAGAGTGGAGGCCGTGGACAACATCGCCACGTATCTGCGTGAGGCCACCAAGGGCATCGTGGTGGTTGGATAACCATGTCGCCACTTGAAAGGAATCAGGCCGCCTACACCCTCATCCGGGAGATCCGCGAGGCCATTGCTGCCGGCGCGGAGTTCCGGATCCCATGGACGTCGGCGGTCTACATCAGCATGCGGGACCAGTTCAACGAGTCCGGACTGGCCACCCGCGTGTCGGATGCTCAACTCAACGCCTTGAAGAAGGCAAAGGCAATGATGACTAAGCCGAGGAAACACTAATGGATAAGATGGTGACGACTGGAGACCTCATCTCAGCAATAATTGTAATAGGTCTCATCATTACGGCAGTGACACTGTTCATCGTCGATAGGATTGATGCCCGATTTAACGCACTGGAAGAGAAGTTAGAGGAGAAAAAACCCCATGATTGACACCAAACGACGAATACCCTGCGGCTGCAAAAACGATGACTTCCACGCGCCGAATACCGAGGGGTGTCTGATGACCCGAGCAGTGATGGCGTTAGAGCGGATTGTCATGCTTATGACACCGGACAGCATGCCAAAGGAAGAATTCATAATTCAAATGCCACTCGCACTCAAAGAAGCCAAGGCAGTGATTGAGGCGGCGTATGGGGGCAACGATGCCAAATCCTGAGCGGGTGTTCAAGGGTTGCGGGTGTCACTCAATACCGTTAAACGGAAAGCATGTTGTCCATCAGGCGAACTGCTGCGCTCCCGCACTGGTGGAGGCGTTGGAAGCTTGTGCGGAAGCGTTAGATGTATGCCGTGGTGCACTCGGCATGTGTGGAGACGGTGACGGCAAGGACCACAAGGCAGACGCTGAGGATATGTGGGGAACGGGTAATGCGCTGAATGCCGCCAAAGCCGCCCTCGCGGCGGCGTATGGGGGGAGTACGGAATGAACGATGAACCTTTACCATCTGTCGCCGGTCGAATGCAAATCACATTCGCTCAATTCGAGTTGCGCTGCCAGCATTTGATCCAAGAAGAGCAAGCTAAGGCGTTCCCAGATAATGCCCTGATTGGCGTTCTCTGTGATGCAGTTAGACTGAAACGGGAATATTTGGAGCAAATCCAGATTGATTTGGAGAAACTGAAATGAACGCGGAGGCACTTCTTTCCTTAGTCGATCATTATGCTGGATTTCAGGACAGAATCCACGATGCCTCCTTCGTGGCGCTGGATGCCGCCATCCGCGAAGTCTGCGCCGAGAGGGATCGGTTGAGAGATATCATCCTCGGCTTATATAAAATAGAACTAGAGCACGATACTGCCAAGCGCAGTGGAGATTGGGCCTGCGTTGAATGCAAGACACATAGCCACATGCTAATTGAAGGGTTTCGTTGCGCGTATCAATGAGAGCGCCAAAGATCCTAAACGATATCGTAGACAAGGTTTTAGCCTATCGACCGAAGCCGAAATCGAAGGCAGCGAAACGGCGACAGCGGAGGGCAAAAGCAATTGGCAAATAGGACCGAAGTCTGGAGTTGTGGCGGCGGTACGCAGAGCGGAGCGATTGCGGTCCTGATTGGCATGGGCAAACTCCCCAAGCCGGATTTGTGCTTCATGACGAACACCGGACGGGAGAAGTCCGGCACATGGCCATTTGTGGAAGCCTTTATTCGTCCGCACTTGGCTAAGGTTGGGGCGGAACTTCAGATCATTAAAGCGTCGGACTTTGGCGGCGGGAAACTGTTTGGCGGCGAAGATGGAATTTCGCCCTTGATGCCTGGATTTACCACTCAAAGCGGCAGCGTCGGCAAACTGAATCCGTTTTGCTCTGGCGCATGGAAGACTGACGTTGGCGAACGCTTTATGCGTTCTATAGGAATCAAGACGGCGCGGAACTGGATCGGAATATCGACCAATGAAGTTCGGCGTGTTCGCAAGCAGCATCGGCCTTGGCTGGAGTTGTGGTATCCGCTCTGCTTTTCTGTTCCTATGAGCCGACAGCAATGTGTTGAGTTGATTCGGTCTACGGGATGGCAGGGGCCGATTCCGCATTCCGCCTGCTATATGTGTCCGAACATGAGTGACGCCGAATGGATCGATCTGAAAATGAACTGGCCCGAGGATTTCGCAGCCGCTTGCGCCGTCGAAGCTGAAATACGCGCCATTGATCCGCATTTCTATTGTCATCAGTCCTGTGTGCCGTTGGCGGAAGTGGATTTCTTCGCGCAAGCGACCATGTTTGCCGAGCATGGATGTACGTCTGGATGTTTCACATAATGAAGGGCCGAGGGACTCATGTATATAATTCCCAAAATCATGGTGATGCTTCTTGAGAAATACGAACGTATCAGCCAAGGCTTGAACATAGACCCCATCGTGGATCTGGCCAGACCGTATATTCCGGCAGCCACCCTGCTACTAAGACCAGACCTCCGCGCCAGCCTGAGCCCACGAACGGCCGAGCTTAAAAAAGCGGGAATCATTTACGACAGCGGCGTCAGACGAAAGAGCAAATGCGGTGTGGATCAGATTGTGTGGCGGCTGACAAAGTACAGACCGCCCGACCTCACTCCAGCGACTCTCGCCGGCACGCCACAATTACTTTTTGAAGAGGAGGATTATGATTGAAATCATCGTCAGCACCACCGACCACCGCGGGGAATACCCAGGAACGCGCGAGAAGACGTTTGTCGTCGATGCCCCGCAGGTCGAACACTACCTGACATTCATCGAGGCCCAAGGATGGATTGAAGACCACACCGCACTGATCGTGCTGGTCAAGTAGACATACCGCCTCACCCGTCAGAGATAGCGCCCCCGCTTTAGCACGTAGATCTGCCCTCTGATAATCATCGGAGTCCCCGGCGGCAACCAGACCCGGGGACTCTTCTTGATGAAGTTCGCTTCAAACACGTACCAGTAGAAGAGTCCCGGCGCCGCCTGCAAAACGCGAGTCCTCGAAGCATTCAGCGTTTCCAGCGTCGTCGTGAAGAGTCCCGTACCTGCCGTCAGGGTGGTGTTGACTACCGGAGTTTCAATCTCGAAGTCCGCCGTGAACCGCGTCAACACAAACGCCACCATACCCACCGTCGCGATCCTGGAATACAGCAGCGCCGCATCCTCCCGCGTCAGAACGTAGGATTGCTGCGCGGCAATCATCGTGCGCCCCTTCTGGAAGTCGGCCGTCTCCCTTGTCAGCACGTAAGACTGCTGATTGACCGTCCCCATGCGCCCGAACAGCCCGGAGAGATTCTCCCGAGTCAGCACATAGGACTGTTGTGACGGCACTCCGACCTTGCCCACCAGGCCACTGAGATTTTCCCGCGTTAACGTGTAGGACTGCTGGGTAGCCGTCAGGGTATAGGCGTTCAGTTCGGTGATGGAGATCCACGCGATCATCGTATCGGCCGAGGTGCAGGTGGGATTGTAGGTTTGCGTGGCCGTGCCGGTGGTGACCTTGGTCTGGCTGGTGACCGACATTCCATTTGTGCTAGTCCCGAATCCAGTGTGCTGATGTGTCGCCCACGACCCATTGCTGGTGTCGGCATCTCCGGCCCAGGTATCGGCCGACTCCACCCCCGCCACGCCCACCACCGCATCACCGCTGGTAATCGACGACGTTGTCACTGTGGGTGTTCCGGTGGTGGCTCCGGTGCCCGCGGCGCCTGCCTTGAATGCCGCCAGCTTGGCGGCGCCCGCAGCGCATTCCTGTAGGGTCCAAGCTTTGGCCGTAACGGAAACAGCAGACACCCAGTTGAGCACTAGCGATCCGCCTGTGGTCAATGAGACGACGATCGGCGCCGTATAGATCGCCACCTCGACGCCAGCGGAGGCCGCGCCATTGTCATAGATGCCGTCGACCTGCCGCGTCCATGCGTTGCCCGCTGAATCGGTTACAGGCCCAGCCGGGGCCGCAATCGCGGAACCCGCGGAACCCGCATTGTCCAACGCCACGCAGAGCACGCCCAGCGTACCGACAGTCAGGTTGGATCCTGGAACGACGGTGAGTGACGTGGCACTGGCGTTGTTACCACCAGTGCCGCGAGTGGTGAAGGATAGCGCCATAGGCGGCTACTTCTGGAATGCGTCCAGTTTCTTATCGATCAGATATTGATCGTCATTCCACATCTCGACCGCCTCTTGAGGCGTGCGCCCCTGGGACGACCACGACTTACGCCACCGCACCTCCCCATCAACGATGACCGGCTCCGGCGGACAGACCAGGCAGCCCACCTCGAATAACGATTTGCCATCCCGGTCCATACCATGCGGAGCATTGCCGCACTTCGGGCAAGGCTTGGCCCCCTCAGAATAGACATCGGAGAGCTCCTGCCGGAAGCCCTTGATCTTCATATCGTTCTCGCGCGTCTTGCCCGCAGTCCATTCCTGTGAATTGGCGTGATGGTCGGCCAGCGCCGCGGATAAATCCGCCCGGATATCTTTGACTCTTCTCATGTGTCCCTCCTACGCGTGCTGTAGCAGCCCGTTGGTTCCGTCGAAGTCGATCGTGAATGTTTCGCCAGACGCCAGCGTGACGTCCGAACCGTAATCAAACCAGCCGATGAGCTCATCATTGGTGGCCGTATCGTTGAAGATTCCGACGCCGCGGAACGTGGCCACTGCGCCTGATGCGGTCAGCACCAGATCCGTGAGCACGAGCTTGTAGGTTCCCGATGTCTGCGCCGACGTCGAGATAGAGATGACCCGCGTCGATAGATTGGTGTAGGCGATCTGCGTGATGTTCGACAGCTGGGTGTTCGACGCCACCGGCATGTTGGCGTTGGTGGTAAGGAAGACCGTCAACGCATCGGATCCCATGTTGTGGACCTTTTCGTAGACCGCCTCGACAAATGAATTGATTTTGTTGAATGTGACTGCCATCTAGTGTGACCTCCAGATTATTTAATCGTCTCGCGTATCAATGCGAGTACCGCCAAATGCCGGTCCTGTGCGCGCCGATCGGTCTCTTCAATCTTGTCATGAAGGAGACGCACGTTGTCTTTGGACTCGACCCGCTGAGTTTCAATCAGGTCGTGGATGTTGTCGATTTCCTTGTTATGCTTGCCCCAGAGAGCCCTGAGCAGGAATGCGAATGCCGCCCCCACGCCTCCAACGATCCACATAAAAATACCCACCACTGTGCCACTAGGCTCCTCGGTCATACACTCGCACCCCCTGTTCATCGTTTTGGAATCGACCCCGAAATCAGACCACGGACATAATCCCCCGGACCCTGGGGAAATGCTTTGAAATCCGAAATATCTTTGAGAAATCGTGCGGGACTCCCGAGCACTCCCAGCGGGAGTTTCGACAGCATCCCGATGAACTTCAGAGTGTCGCTGATCTCCTTGCCATGGACCTCGTAGGTGCCGCTGGTCACATCCCGTTTGACCGCACTGTGGAGCGCCGCGGCCGCCGCCGTCGTCATCGAGATCGTGGGCGAGAGACGAATGTCATCGACCTCTGGTTTTTTGATATCGGTCGCCGCCTGGGCGAAGACGTTCAGCGCCTGGCCGAAGCCCGGTATCATCGCCGTCCCCATCTTGAACTGCGATCCGATGACCAGATCGAATGCCGCCATCAGGTCGGACTCGTCATCGTCCTTCCAGTGCCCATGGACCATGTTCAGGATCGCCTGCGCCATCACCGAGGGCAGCATGATGCCGAACGTGTACATCGAGACCGCACGGCCGGCGCGCTGGTACAGTGGCGCGTCCGACCTCCAGGCATTGCCAATTTGTGTGGCCGCGTTGTTGCCGACGTTGTTGAACCACGAGGAGAACATCAGCATCAGGCGCACCAGCGGAGTGCCGGACTCGTAAGCCGCGACATCGATCGGCCGGGTGGCGTGTTGCGTCTGCCGCACGATACTGTCTGCATCCCGCACCGCCTGCTCGTTGGTCCGGTTATGGGCCTTGGCGTTGTCATACCCCGCGTTCCAGACCATCGTCTCCACGAAGCCAGCCGTGATCCGGCGCAGGATCATCCCGTGGCGCTGGAGCGAATCCACACCGCGCTCGACAGCGCCCGCCACTTCGATCGAGTGCTTGAAGTCCTGGATCAAGTCTGCCGTCTCGGTAGAATTGTGCATCCTCATGTAGGAGGAGAGATCGTGCGCGCGCCCGAAAGCCTCCTTGGGAGATACCATCATGTGCATGGTCGAACCCAGTAACGCCGACATCGGAAGGTGGGTCTTTGCGATGGGAATGCCGACCAGCTGGTGGAGCGCGTTGGTGACCGACAGAGTCAGGGTATTCATCGCGGCGCCGCGTTGGAGTCCATTGAGGAGTTTATCCATCAGGCCGGCATGCAGCCCCATCTCCGCGATCCGCTGAGTAGCGACCCTTCGCAGCCAGGGTATCAGGGCCCGCTGCATGAACGACGGATCCAGATCCTTCATGGCGTAGGTGAATTCCTTATCCTTCACCAGCCGGTAGATGTCCCGCACCCGCGGTTCGAAGTACGTGTACCTCAGCGCCCAGTCGATGTGGCTGGGAACATAGCCGAGTCCCAGCTGGAGCGGCCGCGCCACGTTCACCCTCTGCTTGGTGGCGCCGCTGCCTGTGCCCGGCAGGGAGAAACTGTTGTTGGATTCACCGACCACCCGCTTGATGTCCTGGATCCCCGCCTCCTCCGACAGGATCGGATCCGCCTTGGCCGGCACATACCCCCCGCGGTAGTCGCCCCACGGCGTCGTGAACGGAGTGGCGGTGACCTCGTTGAAGTAACTGCCCTTGATCTCCCGGTGCGAGGCCTGAAGCCCGGGCTTGAGATCCTCGAAGAGATCCCAGAGCGATTGGACGTAGTCGAGATCCGCCTTGACGATGGTGCCATCCGACATCATCCGGTCGAGCATGGCCTGGACCTTGGTGTCGTCCAGCGTTCCATCCTCGCGGATCCGCCCCCACTCTGCACCCTCCGGACCACGGCCACCGCGAACCAGCTTCCAGTAGTTCGACGTCGGTCCTTCGCGGTTCCCGATATGCGTGAGGAACCCGAGCAACTCCGAATGGTTCTTGAACGTGTAGCCAATCTCGGCGGCCGGGATCTTGGTATTGGTCAGGCGCTCCCGGATCGGCTCCAGGCTCTGATCGTTCCGCAGCAAAAACTCGAGCCGCTTGATGCGATACTCCGCGTCAGGTCCATCGAGCACATCCCAGATGTACTTGCGGAATGGACCATCGGGACCACCGTCCATCGCCACCGTCCAGGATTCAATCCGCCGGAGAACCGCCCGCATGCCTGAGACTGTCTCCCACTTCGTGTGGCCGTGATCCGTACGGTACTTGTTCCAACCGCCTTTGAACTTGTCCATGCGGGCGCGGAGCTCGTCGCGCACCAGGTTGGCCTGGACCAGCCGCCCCTCGATCAGCAATTGCTTCTCGCGCCGGGACGAGGTCCACAGTTCGTCGATGATATCCATGACGCCCTTGAACTCGGAAACCGTCAGATCGCGCAGAACGCGACCGTCATTCATGAGTACCGGCAGGCGGTCGAGCACGTCCTGATGGCGCTCCGGATCGTATTCCTTGAGCAGATCCAGGGCCTGCTGGACCCGGGAGGCCTTGTCGGGGAACAGGTAGTGTGCCGCGATCGCCCGGGCCGCGTTGACCAGATCCATCTCGCGAGTGGCTTCGAGTTTGGCATCCGGCTTGAACATCTTGAGCGCCTTCTCGCGCGCATCCGCCAGCGTCTTGCGGATCTCAGTGGCCTGCCGGAAGAGCTCCAGGTTCAGGAGCTCCTGCCCTTTGGCCTTGATGGCTCCGGTGAGATCGCCCTTGGCTGTGGCTTCGATGGCCACCCGCGAGGCCTTGCGCGCCCCCGACCAGAACCGCGAGGGATTGACGTCACCGACACGCGTGTCCGCCAGCTGGTCCTCGGCAATCCGCTCCAGCTGATCCGCCGTGGGGATTGCCTGGCCCGCCCGCAGATCCTTCAGGAAGCCCCGACGCGCCGCGATCTGTTCCGCCCGCGCCTTGGCCGCCTCCGCTGTCAACGAATCGATGACGGCCTGCTTCTGGCCTTCCGCGATGGCAACCTTGAGTTTGGCCTCCGCTTCAAACCAGCGCCGCTCGTATGCCCGTTCCGCCTCCTGACGTTCGCGTTCTGCCAGCACAGACGGCCGGGCCGCCTTCTGCTGGTCGATCAGCGCCTTCATCTCCAGCCGGACGACGTCGTCGCGGTACTTGCCCATCACTGCCGACCGGGCCTGATCATGTACGGTGCCGTCCACAGCGATGTCGCCATGCCGGCGGATCATTTCCTGATGGGCCTCAGCGTCGATCAGCGGATCCATGGGCCGGGCCCCGACCAACGCCTCCACCAGTTCCTGGCCGGAGGAATAGCCATACCGGCGGGCGATCAGATCGGGATCGATACCGCCATCCAGGCGCGCAATTCCCAGACGATTGACCTGCTCGACGATGGGAGACTTCTTGCCGAACATCTGCTTGATGATGTTGAGATCGAGCTTTACCGGAGGAATGTTCAGCGGCTCCCCGTTCGGCGCCGTGTTGTTCTTCAGCGCGTGGAGCGCCTGGTATTCCGGACGGCTCTCGATATCGCGGGCAATATCCACACGAACCGCGGCCTCCTCCTCCTTCCACCATTTGGCGTGCTGCTTCTGGTAGTCGCGCAGGGCTTTCAACTCCAGAGCATCCTTGGCCTTTTGTGTGACCTCGATGGCTTTCTTCTGGTAGGCCACCCACTCTATATCCGACATCGTCGGCGCTTCGTCCCGCGTCAGGAACAGCTGCGTGATCTCTGCCTCCGCTTTGGCGGCGTCGATCGCCTCACTGGTGGCAATCATCCGGTCGAACACATCGCGGATCTCGGGATTCAATTCGACTCCCAGCCGCCGCTTGACGTCTGCATAGAGACCCACGAGCCATGATTTGAATGTGGCAAACATCGACCGGGTTTCAATCGATGGCGCTTTACCCTCGCGCAGGTAGGCCTCGAAACTCTTGGCGAACTTCTCGTGCTGATCCTCGCCAATGTCAGCGCGGGAGTCGACGCCCAGATAACGCAGGATGGCATTCCAGTCCTTAACCATCTGCTGTTGAGTGACAGAGAGATTCTCCGGATCACGCGTCTTCAGATCGTCGACAAGATCTCCCATGATGCCGAGGAACGTATGGCCGGTTTCGTGGAGGAACGTGCTGAGATCCGCCCGAGCAAACAGGTTCATGTTGATGGTGCCATCGGCATTGAACACCGTCGAACCACGAGGGATTTTCTCCTTGCCTTGGAACAGCGGGAAGCCTTGCTGCATCGCGGCCTCACGCATGGACTCGGTGATCGGCATGTTGTGGACGGGCTGTTCAATACTTACAGGAGGGTTCCGTTTCATCCATTCCAGCGCCTGACCTTTCAGCTGGAACGATTCGACCACCTTGCCAGTATTGAAGTCCCGCACCTCATACCAGCCGTCGCCAGCTTTCGTGACCTCGTATCTGCCAGTGCCTCCCTGCAGCGTCGTCTTCCCCACCTCAGCCCCATACTTCTTGCCGAGCTTCTCCATGGTGCGTGGGAGGAATTCGTCGTAGAAGGTTTTCATGCCCTCGCCACCCACGTTCATATCGACGCCATTGAGTACGTGAAGTGTTTCGTCGTGTTGGTTTTTGGTGATCGCCGTGGGATTGCTGATCAGTTTCCTCGCTATTTCGACGCCAACAATATCCGCCAAATCTCCGGGAGTGACGTCGTCTTTCGTGAATACCTCCTCGCCGTTTTTCGACGCGGAGATCGATCCGGTTTCCGGAATCCAGTAGAGCGTGTCCACATGATTCGCCAGATTGTACCGCTTCGCCTGCTGCTCTCCCGTAGTCCACGCCACCGAGTCGTAGCCATTCTCGGCAGCGTACCGAACCATGCGCTTCATCACCAGTTCCGGCCATGTGGTTTTGAAAGGTGCGTCGGGGACGCCGCCGGCATTCTGCGCTGGCCGGGTACGCTCCTCAATCACAAGACCATCGCGTGTCAATTCGTCGAACTGCTGAATGCGCGCCTCTGCCTCAGCGCGTGTATCGAATTGTCTGTAAACGCTGCCGTTGCGCTTCCCTACAATAAGATATTGAGTCTTCGTTTCAGGCGAGACATACCCCTTCTGTCTACCCGTCTGGTGCCAATCGCTCTGGACCTCCTCCACCATCAGCACCCGCTTGCCATTAGCATCGGTGCGGTCATCGAAGCGGACGTGCGCGAGGATGTTGGGCTCGTCGAAGTGGGAGGAG